TGACCTTCATCAATCGCAACAAAAAGAAAACGATTAATGATGCAGACTTTTTTCCAGAAGGCTCGGAAGTAGATGTGAAAATTAAACAGCTTAAGAAATTACTGAAACAATACTTTGATGCACAGGTATAACTCATGAACCTAATACCCATCCTATTCTTAGCCCTAGGTCAGCAGGTTACCCTGCCTCAGGAAATCCATGGGCAACCAGGGCAATTCATTTCTATACCCAGTGTGACCGATTGCAAGTCAGTTCAATGGGTGGTCCTTGATGCAGGGCTAAACCTGTTCCCAGTGGAGCTGCTCAGGGATACTACCACCGCAGTAGTATCTGCAAATGCTCCTGGTAAATACAGAGTCCTAGCCTATGCAGCCAAAGGAGATCAGGCATCCAAACCTGCACTAACCACAGTCTGCATTGGTAATCCACCCGAACCCATACCAGCACCGGATGAAACCACCTCCAAATTAACCCGAGAATTGAAATCACTTTATGTGTCATTGGGTGAGGATGACAAGCAGGGAAAGGTTACCAAACTTGCTGGGCTTTATGCCAGCTTTGCAACCACTGTCAAGGGTGAGGAAGTCCAGACCGCAGGAGAGTTATTAGGGTTATGTAAAGAGGCAGTGGCAAGGGTGCTTAGCCCTTCAGATTTGCGGGAAATTAGAGTCCGGATACAATCAGAGTTGTCAGGTTTCCCGACTGATCCAGATGAAAAGCTGGATGACAAAATAAAAAAAATGATAAGTGGGAAATTTATGGAAATATCTAAAGCCCTAGAGCGAATAACTAAATGAGCGGACCATCCAATCTAGGATGGATTCCACCCAGTGAACGCACCTCAGGACAGATCGAGCTGGACGCACAAATCCAATCTCGATGGGAACCCTTCAAGATTAGGGGCAAATACAAAGAACCCACCTCAGCCCTTCTTTATCGATTTATTCATGATCATAAACCCTTCTACCAACAAACCGGATCATGTGTAGGCAATGGCCTAGGGATGGCCCTATGGTGCCTTGAATCCATAGAGGTTAACCAACTCGGCCAGCTTGAAAATCCTGTCTGCCCATTTTGGTTATTGCCCTACGGAAAATCGCGCGAACTTGCTGGCATGAGTGGTAGAGGTGAAGGAAGTTTCGGATCTGCTGCCATAGAAGCCCTCATGAAATTTGGCACCCTGCCATCCGATGATCCATCAGTTCCCAAACCCAAACTGGTGGATGGGGCATGGACATGGGGGGAAGCTGCGGAAATGCAGTGGTCAGATGGCGCAGCGATCAAACCTGCATTCCTATTGCAGTCTAAAAAATACACCCTGCAAACATCCGCACGAATTAAGTCATGGCAAGAAGCCAAGGCAGCTTTGATCAATGGATACCCTTTAACCTGTGCCAGCAACTGGGGTGGGGAAATGAATCCACCGATTAAAGGAACACCAGCAGTCATCGTAAATAGAAGGGTGACCCAGTGGGGCCATCAAATGTGTGTCTTAGCATGGGTCGATCATCCCGAACTTAAAGACATTTTCTGGGTCCAAAATTCATGGGGTGTCTGCCATGGGAAAAGCCCAGGTAATTACCATGAACCAGAAGGTGGTTTTTGGATTCAGGCTAAGGACATGGATTGGATTTGCAAGGATGGGGAAGTGTTTTCCCTATCTAATTTTGAGGGTTTCCCAGTACAGAAACTCGATTGGTTAATTTAACAGGAGTAAGTATGTCATTTATTTTAGCAACAGTTTTGGCGATGACCCCAGTAGTTGATTCTTCCTGTGAAGAATGCAAACGCTTTAGCAAATCATGTGTATCTGGTGCAGCCGTTAACAGCTCCACAACCAAAGTAATCACCCGTGACCGAATCAGAATCAAAGGCAGATTCAAAAGGGGAGGATGCTGTGTATAGCTTTGACTGGCTAACTATCATTGACCGATTAGGGCTACCAGTGGTGGCCCTTATAGCCATTGGTTATGGCCTCCATAATAGTGCTAGATGGTTAGGAAATAACATCCTAATGCCCATTCATCAAAGGCACTTGATATTCCTTGACCGATTAGAGGCAGGGATATCTAGGATCGTAGATACCCAGCATGACCAAAGCAGCCAGATCATTCATCTAACACAAAAAATTTCAGACCACCTAGAAGCACAGGAGAAAAAGAACTAATGCTATTACCATTCCCACAAGACCTACCCATTGAAGGTGTAGGAATCCTAATCGATAGACTCAGGGGCAAACCTATTCCCTTGCAAACAGCCCTTAACGCAGCTTGGAATTTGGCAGGTTATGCTGCCACCCAAGTACCCTTGAATCAACCAGTCACAGAAGTAAACCACACCTACCCAGTATCAGATGCTGAGGTGATCACCCTCTTAGAAATGATCAAAGGTGAGTATCAAACCCCACTTGAAGGTTCACCCATCAAGTTTGCAGTTATCCCATGGGGTATCGTGTTGAAAGTCTTGATTAAATTTCTGATCAATGCTGCATTCTAGGCAGCCAGATCGATTATGTTTTGGAATCCCTAGGTCATCTAAATGGCCTGGGGTCCGCACCCAGTTTCTAAAGTTAAATCCATTCTGCGCTGCATGTGGTAGCACCGAAAAATTAGAGGTGCATCATGTCACCCCATACCATACCCCTGCAGGTAAATCCCTAGAACTAGACTTTGAAAATCTACTTACCCTCTGCATGGGCAGTGGTCGCTGTCATTTCGTTTGGGGCCACCTGCTAAACTGGCGTTCCCATAATAGAGATGTTAGGATGGACTGTGTTAGGTATTATCGAAAAATTGAAACACGACCTTAGGATGGATCCGCACTAGGATCCCCTATGCCCAATGTCAGGATGATTGAATGTTTATTATGCGGACAAACCAAACCCCACAAATCTAGAAACCTCTGCCTTGCCTGTTATCAGAGGCCAGAATCTGAACCATTAAAGATCGAAACCAGACACAGAGTGGAAAGAAATACCAACGCATTTATGGAGCCTATTGGGTTACCAGATTCCCCCACTCAGTTTCTACCAGGCTCAGAAGAAAAGATGGCAGTGATGGCACAAAGGCTAGAGGATCTCAGGGAAATACATCACCCAGATGATGCGGTGGTAACACCGGATTGTTATTTTAAATCAGATGGAAGCATGAAAAAAAGAAAAGGTGTGTTATCAAATAATTGGGCACCTAAAAGAATTACCCTTGACATGGATGAGGATGATTCCATAGACTTCTAATTATCTAAGGATGGTCACTTTTCTGCGGGATTCGGACCTGCGACCTCTTGGTCCCGAACCAAGCGACCACCCTAGATGAGGATACTTTTTCCCTTATTAGGATGGACACCTATGAAAAGCTCAGTAATCATTTCGTTTCGTAATTTTCTGGACTACCTCCAGACCTATCTGGAAAACTCAACCGAGTTAACCACCCACAGATGCGCTCAAGCAAAATTCCTTGAGTGTGTCAGTTTACCCGATCCCAAGAAATTAGCTGTAACCCATCTGCGGAAGTTCCGAGATCACATGATTGCTCAGGGGCTGGCCCGCAAGACTATCAGGGAATACCTGCACAGAATTATTAGGTGGGTGGGTTTCTGCTGGGAGCAAGGCAAGGTTTCACAAGCAACCTATCTAGCATGCAAATCCATGTGGATGCCAAACCCTAGGCAGGGTAGACCTCCAGTCAGAACTAGACCAGTCACCTGGACTGACATAGAGACTATGCTTCCACATCTTCCAGAGCATCTACAGCAACTCATTCAGCTTCACTGGCACACCGCAGCCCGACCCTGTGAGATTGTCCAAATCAATGATAAACAAATCACACGAAACAGTGATCAAATGTGGGTCTGGGATTTGCAGGACCATAAGAATATGTGGAGAGGTTCACAAAGATTATTATTTTTAAACTCAAAATGTATAAATATTTTAAAACATATAATTCCGGCCGATTCTGGCTATTACTTCCCTTCCGAGAAAAACAGCTTAGGATTTCTTACACGGCTAACCTACCAGAGACAGATTAAAAAATGTATCATGAGGAAACATACCAAAGGATTAGATGTTTGCCCTGAATGGACTATCAGGGGAATACGAAATGGCAGAGCCAGATCTGTGCAACACGCACACGGTTTGGAAGCTGCGCGCGTTTTGCTCGGACACACTGACCAACGAATGACCAGTCATTATGCAGGGCTAGCAATACCAAGCCCTGACTTTATCCATCAGCTAGAGTGACCCTTACCCAGAAGGATTGTCATGCATCAAGTATTTGTAATTATCAGGATGAGGGGGTTAGTTACCCTACCCCCCCCCCCCCCCCTAAATTATCATAATCATCAATCTAGCTGGAAGGATTCCACTAATGTCAGCCCCAGATAGTTTTAAATTTATCTCTGATGAATCCCGCCCTAATAACACCCCACCTGCTCGCAAAAAAAATAAGCGACCCAAGCACTGGCGGTTTTTCACCGAGCTTGAATTGCTGGTGATTAGGTCTGTTAAAAAAGAAATCATATCAGCACAGCAAATAGCCAACCTCCTTCAGCTAGATAACAGCAGTAGCTTTCGGGCATGTCTCAGCAACATGGTCGAGCGGATGATTCTAATTCGTGCAAAAGGTGGCTACCGCATAAATAGATAGCCATGTCTGACACACGCTAGCAGATGTCTGGCAGGTGTCAAACAGACAACTGTAAACTATCCAGATAGGATAAGTTTATAGGAGTCACACACATGGCACGGATGACAAAACAAATGGCGAACCTGTTACTGGATCAGATGTCCAAGGTCTTGGACTTCAGTTCCCAACTACACCCTGAGAATACCAAACGACAACAAAAGCACATTGAAGGGAGAGTGAAACGACATCTAGAAGTCCTGGCTGAATACATGGCGGTTTTACATGACGATGAACCCAATGAAAAGGAGTAGCAAGGATGCCACTGGTATTAGAAAGAAAAGTGAATGAATCGGTAATGATCTGGGATGAGAGTGATCCTAACCAAATTCTGGTAGTCACCCTCAAAAGAGCAGTGGATGGATCCTATCAAATGGTTTTTGAGGGACCAAGAAACTTTAAAATCTTTCGCAAGGAAATGTTAAATGACAGCTTTGAAGACAAAAAATAATATGGAAAAGCCTACTGTTTCAGTAGCTATCAAAACGGATGCAGTCCTTATCCAAGGTGATCTATCTACCCTCAGTGAAGATCAAAGGTCTGCCTATTACCTCAGGGTGTGTGAAAGCTTGGGCCTGAACCCACACACCCAGCCCTTTGAGTTCATCCCACTGGGCGGGAAACTCAAGCTTTACGCAACTAGGGCTTGTTCTGATCAGCTCAGGAAACTTCATGGGGTTAGCATCCAGATCCTATCTAGGGAACTAGTTGAAGACATCTACACAGTAACAGCCAGGGCTGAGGATATGACAGGGCGAACGGATGAATCCTGTGGGGTTGTTTCCCTTAAGGGTTTGATGGGTGAAGCTAGGTCCAACAAACTTATGTGTGCTGAAACCAAAGCTAAGCGCAGGGTAACCCTTAGCATCTGTGGTCTTGGTTGGTTGGATGAAACTGAGGTGGAATCCCAAATTCAAGCTCAGCCTATCAGACCTGTTGTCGCAGCTCTGGCAGCACCAGTAGTAGTTGATGAGCAAAAGCCCATGGAAACTTTTCAAGAGGCATGCAGGGCTGTTGAACATGCTTTCCCTGGCACCATGAAAAAGATGCTTAGCCATTACAAGGTTGAGACTGTGGATCAGTTGGTGGAAGCTCAGAAGATTGAAGCACAGGCAACCATAGCAAAGAAACTGGGGGCTAAATAATGAGCATCCTAGACCTAGCTTCTGGCGCAAAGATTCTGGAATTCTGGATTGAAAAGGATTCAGCCGTTGAAGGTGAACTGGATTCAGTCCTGGACGAATTGCTTCAGGAGCTTGAAGGCAAGATAGAAGATAAGGTTGAAGCCTATTGCAGGATTATCAGAGAACTTGAGTTAACACAGGCAGCAAGAAAAGAAGAGTCTGACCGGATCCGAAAGCTGGCTGATCAGGATGGGAATACAGTCAAGGCAATGAAGGGCAGGTTAATGTTCTTCTTTGGTCTTCAGAAGATCAACAAGCTTAAGACTAACAACTTCAATCTTTCTATCTGCGCTAATGGTGGCAATCAGCCAATAGAAGTAAACATCCTACCTGAGCTTCTGCCAGCAGAATTTCAGAAGGTCGAGATCAAACCCAATATGGAAACCATTAGGGAGGCTTTGAAAATGGGCACCTCTCTTGATGGAGTTACACTTCTGCCCAGAGGCGAACACTTAAGGATTAAATAGTTATGACTGTATCTGGCGAACCTGACTTTGAAAAACAAGTGGATCTAGATTCTAATTTTAAGTCTACCAAAGCTACTGATTTAGCTGATGGTACTTACCTTGGATTAGTTAAAAAGGCATGGATCAAGGAAGTTAAGTCCTTAGAGACTGCCAGTGGTAAACAAAAGATCTTTGAACTTGATCTGACTGTTGAAGGGGAGTCTGTGCAAATCAGCTATTGGCTCAAGTCTGATGCCAACTTTAAAAGGTGCCTGCTTGATCTTCAGAAGATTGGTTTTGATGTTCCTTCCTGGGGCCCAAACTTTGACAGACCCTACCTATCTGAGATGGCTAAGGCTGGTTTAAAGATGAGTGGCAAAACCTTAAGCTTTAGGAAAGATACCAATGGGAACTACAAGAACATTGTTTTGATGGCCTTGAGTTCCGAGAGCATCCAGCCAGCAGCATCAGAAGATGAATTGCCTTTCTAACGACCACCCATTAGGGGTGGCAGGGGTGTTCATTCCTCTGAGATACCTTGATGGGGCTGTCAGCACCCACCCACTGACAGCAATCGTATTCATGCGCTTATCAGGCTGGTTATGGCATATGAGAGTGCCTTAGTAACACACCTTGCTTGTTGCAAGAACTAGCCAGCCTGATATTTTTAAAACCCTTTTTTTTTGAGGATACAAATGACAGCAGTTGAATTAATAAAACACAAGCACATACAAACCGAAAACCTTTTCCAAGATCTTCAGGTGGAGGCTACTCTGGAATATGTTCCAACCAAGAAAATTTCACAATCTTCTAGCTTCCAAGTCAGGATTTTGAATCAAGGAACTCACACTAATAACTCTCACTTATCCAGTAAAATAATTGAGGACTTAGAGGCTGATAGTAAGGCAGGTGCCATATTCCCTGCTATTATTGTTAGGAAAAATATTAATGGTACACATTCTGTTATAGATGGCAGGCATAGGCATTATGTGTTTGCTAAGGATTTGGAACAAATCCCTGCATATGTTCTTGATAATAAAGTTTCTGATGATATCTGTTACGCAATTTCTTCACGAGCCAATGATATTCATGGGGTTATGAATGACCCAATAGAACGAAAGAAGATAGCAATCAAACAGGCTACCCAAGAGGTGTGCAAGCTATTGGATAAAAACCCATTGTTAAATTTAGCAACGCTATTCATGGAGCAAGCCAAAAACTTTAATATTCCAATGGCAACCCTTAGAAGTAATTTCCAAATCGAGCAAAGTAAAAGGGAGCTTAAGAGGTCTGGGTTACCGCAAGAAAAAATCGACATTATGAAGAGGGGGGTGCTTGAAGATTCTTGGCAGATTTTAAAAAGGAATGATGATAAAGCAAATATAAAATTTGCTACCTGCATCCTTAATGCAGGGGCTTCATTGAGCGTTCCTACTGTACAGCAACTGATTAAAGCTGGGAATAGTTTGGGGAATTCAACTGATCAAATCATACAAGACATTGAGAAAGTTTCCGATGTGAAGCTGCAAGAATCCCAACTTACAACTGGGATGCGAGAAGATCAGCGACAGATCAATCAGGCTATAACCACGATGACAGCCGCTGCAAGTTTTTTAACTAGAAGCAATATTAAGAACCTTAGATTTAATCCAGAACAGCGAATCCAGTTTTTACATTTCCTAAGTGTTGCATCTACTCACATCAAAAGGTGGGAAGCTGAAATTAGTAGGGAGTAAATATGAATCCTAGAAAACGAACTAGCACCCAGAAAATTCAAGACCACCTATCCGAGCATAAGTTTATCTCGAATGAACAATTGGAATACTTTTTGCTTAATGATTTTTCAGAGGCAGAAATCTTGAGGAGGAGCAGGCACAGGAATAATCGATCAATGCCTGATGGATTGCAAAAGATTACTTATGCCCTGTTTACTAAAAATGTTTTTTTTAGAAAATGGAAAGTCAAAAGAAATAATAAGGGGTACCACATTGAAGATTGATCCTGTTTCCAGATTTGAAGCATTAATGGCATCGGGTGGAAGATGTGAACATGTCTACCCAGATGGTGTAAGGTGTGCTTGCCGTTCTAATCTTCAAGCCCACCACAAGGACTACAGCGCATTTTCGGCTGAACACCCTGACCATTTAATCATTCTCTGTGAGTATCACCATATCGTAATACTTCACGCAAAAAAGGAACAGCTTTCATGAAACTAGAACAACTGGAAAAGACACCATTTCCCCAAGACCTAACCTTTGACTCGATGAGCTATGATGACCCATACTTTAGTGTAGGTCATTTAGTGCAGGGACTGGGGAACAAGTCTGCTATTAAAAGCATTGTAAAGATAAAAGATGCTTATTTTAGAATTAGTAACAGATTTCCTAAATTTACTTGGATTGGAGAATATATAGGTGGCCCAAATGATGGGGAAAGTGTACTTGGGTCTTATTTAATTAGCACTGAAGATGATTTTAAGAACTGGTTATTTAGAATGGCACTTCTTCAGATGCCAAGAATGAACACATGGGGTCCAGGCGGTATTTCTTATGTTGATGCTTGGGGTCATTTCAGGGTTATTTTTATGGGTCAGCATGTGGCTATGCTCACTGCGCCCAAAGATGAATACATATTCCCTATCAGTGTAGCTACCAACCAAGGCAAATGCTACGAGTGTGGCAAGACTAGTCCAATCTTCTGGACAAGAAATGAAATCAACGAGTGGATTAACAGCCATGAGTGGTTACACATTGCGGAAAACAAAGATTCGCTAAAGCTGGTTTGCACAGAGTGCGGCAAAAAACTGCTTTCTTAATTCAGATATTTATAAGGAAACCAAATGACTTTTGAACCCATCCCACATCTACCACCAGATGAACATGAAAACATTTCAGCATTCTTTGAACGCTGCTACGACCTCATTAGGGAACGCTCTGCTGAGTATGACCCACCAGTAGTCAGCTTCACCAAGATTGCGCTTTACTGGTCTGAGTATCTTGGATCAGAAGTCACCCCATACGATGTTGCAATCATGATGTGTCAGCTAAAAATTGCGCGACTTTCTAAAGGGCATCATCAGGACAGCCTAGAAGATGCTGCAGCTTATCTGGCGATAGCCAACAGTTTAAAGGAGTAATCCACTGCACTGGGTCATCTGATCCCACCCGGGAGTCAGACACGGCCGGTTGAACTTTGCAGTGGGTTTTTATAACAGGGTGGGGGAATTACCCCACCCATAACTAAAGAGAGAAAAATGCAATTCCTAGTACCTAAAAACTGGTCCAACTTTCAACACTACAAGAACAGGAATCCACCCTGGATAAAACTGCACAGAGGGTGCCTGATGGACCCTGCATTTCTTAGGCTAGATGTGTTCGGCAGGTCACTTTGCCCCATGTTGTGGATTTTAGCTAGTACCTATACAGATGGACACATACCTTACAGCATTGAAGACATTGCAGTGGTGTTGAGGGTTACTGATGCTGAATGCCTAAAAGGTATTAAGTCATTACTGGATAAAGGTTTATTTCAAATTATTGAAGTTGATGCTAGCACTATGCAAGCAGATGCTAGCAACCTGCAAGCAGATGTGTGCAAAACAGTGCCTAGAGTAGAGGAGAGAAGAGAAGAGGAAGAGACAGAGGAGAGAGAGAGAAGAGGAGAGGCAGACACCTGCTCTGAGCTGGTTCCCATCTCTGAGCCAACCAGCTCAGAACTTTACCAACCTGAAATGATCTTTCCATGTGTAGGAAATCCAAAGACATGGTCACTAACTCAAAAGCTTTTTGATCAGATCCAAGAAGCCTATCCAGATGCCCCTATTTTGGATTGGATTAAAAAAGCCAAGCTTTGGACAGAGACCAATACATCTAAGCGAAAAACGGCAAAAGGAATGCCATCATTCCTGTCCAGATGGATGGCAACCCAAACAGATAGGCCAGCGCAACCAAGAAGCTTCCAAACCAATGGCAAAGCCAAGCCTGACCTGCAGGCAGCTTTATCAGCAATGCCCAAGGGATTTCAAATGCCACAGAGGATTCAGCCATGAAAAAAGTTGTTCCTTTAATATTAAAACAAGCTAATGAGTTTGTGCTTTTAAATCATAGGCACCATAAACCTGTTCAAGGTCACAGATTTAGTCTTGGTTATGAAGTTTCAGGAAAAATTGTTGGTGTGATTATTTGTGGTAGACCTGTTGCAAGGAAAACAAATTTTTATTCGTGCTTAGAAGTAACCAGACTTTGTACGGATGGTTCTAAGAATGCCTGTTCAAAGCTTTACTCTGCAGCAGCTAGAGTTGCAAAAGAAATGGGCTTTATAAAGATCCAAACTTTCATTTTAGAATCTGAAAGTGGAATTTCACTTAAAGCATCTGGATGGAATTTTGTTGGTTATTCTGCTGGTGGACAGTGGAAACACACAGATGACAACACAAGAAGAAAAGACCAGCCAACTTGCAGAAAAATTAAATACGAAAAAAATCTAAATGAGGAAAAACCATGAACATCACCATCGATTCAAACCAACCTTATTTCGATTGGCCCGATTGGATTCAGTTTCATTCCACCTTCTACGGATGGGATCAGGAACGAGAACTCAAAATGCTTTTAGCCTGGTCAACTTACTTTGCAAGTGAGGGTTATGGGCCTGAGGAACTACTTGCAGCTTCCAAAGATTTGACTGGGGTCAAAATATTTAAGCGAGAAGAAACCATTCACGAACTTGAAAAGGCTTTAAGAATCCGCAGGGAGAATTACCGCAGAACAATTAAACCTGAGGTTTCCGATTGCTCGATGTGCAGGGGCACAGGTTTGGTTTTGGTGCCATTCTTAAACCATGTGAAAAATGGGATCTGGTCATCCAAAAGCAAATGCTGGGTAAGCTGCATTTGTATCAACAGTTTACCATTTAAAAGCACTGCATCAGGTGAAGGTAAGAAATCCATTATGACCCTAGAGATCTACGAACTTAGGAATCCAGACTGGATGCGCCAGATGGCAGCATGTGAAGAATCCGAACGCAACCTTGCTAAAACCCTGAATGACTTAGCACCCAATGGAAACAAACCCTTGGATGATATCCTAGACCGCATTGCCAAAAGGTTTGCTAAGAATCCAGAGGATGTACCACCACCCAAAATGATAGTGGATGCATCGGTAAGAACTTACGGCTGAGATCTGATAGGGATGGATCCCGCAACCGGAAAAGGAATCCATGCGAATTGATTTCGATGCAGAAACAACCCAACTGCTTTGGCAAATTGGTCAGGCTAAATCGGTATGGTTCAAGAAAAATAACTGGCCGATCCATATTCAGAGGATGACTAAGTTTAACATCAGTGAGGAACAGGCCAGAACCTATAACCAGTTCTGTGGGTTAGCAGGTGAGGCAGCTTTGTGGGAATGGATATATGGTGATCTCTCAGAGTTTTGGCAGCAACAAGCATACCTTCATGAATCCCAATCCCTGACCGATGGTGGCACCGATATGCCAGGACTGGATGTCAAGACTAGGGATTTAATCACTGACCCAATCCCCTGGCTAATTATTACCCCACACAAATTAGATACCAAAGTTCGATATGTGCTGTGTGTAGTTCAAAGTGAACACCCCAGCAAACCTGAGACTATATCCGTTGAGATCATAGGCAGCATCCATGGTGAAGTTGTGGACAGGCTTAAAGAACACTGGTGGCATGAAGGTCTGCACAGAATAACCATAGAGCAAGAGTATTTAACCCCACCCGAAACACTTAAATGGTAGGAGAATAGTTATCACTGAAGGCACTTGCAGGAGATGTTTAAGGATCAGGATGCTTAGGTATGGTGTGTGCGCATACTGCGGATCTGAAGCCAGAACAACTACCCAATTAATGATCCTATTAGGCAAACAGAAAGCCATGATTAAACAGCTAAGGCATGAGAGAAGATTGTTAAAGTTCCAACTGCAGACAGCTAAGGCTAAGCTTTCAAGGGCTAAATCCAGTCCTTAAGATTTTGTATCTAAAGGATTATCGGCAAAAATGGGAGAATGAGGCTAGAGCTTCCTATACCACCGAGCGCAAATCACATCTTTCGGGCATCCCGCAGGGGTCAAGTCTATAGGTCCAAAAAATATACAGATTGGCACAAAGCTGCTGAACTAATGGCAATGCTGACCAAGAAGGGCAAGGTAATCAATCCACCCTATGCCATAACCATGACCATCATTGGTGGGTCAGGATGGCGCAAGGATCGCGATCTAGATAACTGCTGGAAACCAGTGCTGGACTTACTGCAGCACATAGGAATCATTCAAGAAGATAACTGCCAACACATTACCAGATTGGTAGTCACCTATGCCAAAGGCGATGGTAGACCTGCAGAATGTCACCTAACCATAGCAGGTGCATGATGCCATCAGATCACGACCACAAGAAACACAATCCAAGACCAGCACAAGGTAGGCGAACAGATAGGCCAAGCCCACACCGCAGAGGCTATGGCCGAGCATGGGAGAAGATCAGGCTAGCGATCCTCAGGGAAGAACCCTTATGTCGTGGATGCCAAGGGCCAGCCACCTGTGTGGATCATATCCAACCTTTAAAACAAGGTGGCACTAATCACAAAACAAACCTGCAACCTCTGTGTGTTAGCTGTCATAACTCCAAGACATGGCATGAAACTTGGGGGCGAAAAAAATGAAAACCTTCAAAATCTCAGGGAAAAACCACATGACAGAACGGCAGGTAGGGGGGGATCAACAAATCCAGCAGGGGGTCGGGAGTACCTTCTCGAAAAAAACGAGATTTTTGCATGATTTTTTAGGGCAAAATGAGGTGATGTTATGACTAGAGGTAGAAAACCTAATAAGAGACAACTATTGTCTCTTAATCCAAACCCAAGGCCATCAACTGTGAACCCATCACCTGTTGAATGGGATGTGAACGATCCAAGAATGCCAGACTGGTTGGATGTAATCGGTCAGAAAAAATGGCACGACCTTCTGACAGGTTTAAAGCCCATGGCTATTCTTTCATCCGTTGATGCTGATGCTATCGCTGTTTATTGTGCGATGTATTCGCAGGTGGTCAGGTGCCAGCAACAGATTAATGATTCAGGTGGATTCATCAAAGAAGATGGCCGACCAAAGAAAAGTGATCCAGCAGTAGATCAGCTAACCAGTTTATCAGCGCGACTTTCCACCCTTGGAAAATCTCTTGGGCTATCACCCATGGCCAGATCAAAGATGGTCAGTGATCCTGTGGTTAGCCAGGGTAATTGGATCAAGGATCTTTGTGGTGTGGATATTGGTGCCAATGGCGATTAAGAAAACCAAGAAAAAACCTGCAGATCCATTGATCATTCCATTCATCGAACGAGCCTTGAAACATCACAAGGGTGAATGGTCAGGGAAGAGGTTCACCCTTCAAGAATGGCAGAAGGAAATTCTTAGGGAAGTGTTTGGTAAAGTAGATAAGCATGGAAACAGGATTATCAGGCAGGTCTACTTGGAAGTACCAAGGAAAGCGGGAAAGACAACTCTAGCATCTGCCATAGCATTGTGGCTTTTGATAGAGGGTGAACCAGGTGCAGAGATCTATTCCGCAGCAGCTTCTAGAGAGCAAGCCCACATTTGTTTTGATTCAGCTAAAAACATGGTGGAAGCTTGCCCACCATTAGCTGCAAAACTCCAACCATTTAAAAATACCATCATCTACCCTGACACAAAATCATTCTATAAGTCGATCAGTGCAGATGCACACACCGCCCATGGTGGGAACCCTCATGGGATTGTGATTGATGAACTGCATACGCAGAAATCGCGCGAACTTTATGACACTTTGATGACTGGCACCTTAGCTAGAAGGCAACCACTTTGTGTGATGATTACCACTGCTGGCAGTGATAGAACATCCTTTTGCCATGACATGCACAGTCAGGCTATGAAATGGTTGGATGGAACTATTCAGGACAAAACATTCTATGCAAAAATATTTGCTGCTGATTTGGATGATGACTGGACTTCAGAGGAAACTTGGAAGAAAGCTAACCCTGGCTATGGCATTACAGTTAAGCCAGCTTACTTTCATCAGAAGGTGCAGGAATGTAAAGACAACCCAGCACTGGAAGCAGCTTTCAGGCGAGACCATTTAAATCAATGGATTGAAACGGATGTTAGATGGATCAGTCCACTTAAGTGGGATGAATGCCAGATACCAACTCCAGATCTTACTGGGCGTGAATGCTGGGCTGGATTGGATCTAAGTGCAACCATGGACATGACAGCCCTTACACTTTTTTTCCCCAGTGAAAATGAAGATGAACCACACTATGTTCTGCCCTTCTACTGGGCACCTGAAGAAGCCGACAAACTGCGTGAAAGGTTAAACCGATTCAGAATTAAGCCATGGGTAAAGGCTAAAAAAATAACAGCTACTCCTGGTAATCGGGTGGACTATCGGCAGATCAAAAGGGATATCATGGCACTGGGCGAAATCTACAAGATTCAAGAGATTGCATACGACCCTTGGCACTCTGATCAGATCGTTCATGAACTGTCAGATGATTTTAGCATGGTCAAGTTTGGCCAGACTCCTGCCAACCTATCACCACCCACTAAAAAACTTGAGGAATGGATCCTAGCCAAGCAGATTTCGCACGATGGAAACCCTGTTTTACGATGGAACCTTGGCAACATCAGTGTGAGTCTAGATGACAATAATAACTACAAGTTGTCGAAAAAGAAAAGCCGTGACAAAATAGATGGGATTATAGCTTTAGTCATGGGGCTAGGCAGGTGGATGGTTACGGCAGGAGCTGAAACACACACTGAAACCACAGGAGCAGGGATTGAATTCCTGTAAATCATGCCATTAAAATCCCTAAGATCCCTATTTGCAAACACTGTAAACAAACTCGCTGGATATAGTTTAATAAGCGACTCAGGATCATGGACCTACACAGGCATAAGCACCACTGGCCAGAATGTTAATCAAGCTTCAGCCCTTACCTACAGCGCAGTGTGGGCAGCAGTTCGGGCTATCTCTGAAGGTGTAGCCAGTCTGCCCTTGCAGGTATTTAGAAGGGGTCATGATGGTTCAAGATCTAAAGCTAGTGATCATCCACTTTACAGAATCCTTCACGATCAACCAAACCCAGAGATGAGCGCACTTACTTTCCGTGAAACCCTCATGGGGCATGCGCTCGTTTGGGGGAATGGCTATGCAGAAATTGTTAGGGATAAAAACACTGGGAGAGTACAACAACTTTGGCCAATGGATCCATCATTGGTGGAACCTGTGCGTGATGAGAATGGCGAACTTTATTACAAATACGGATCAGTAATCTTTCTGACCACTGAGATTTTACACATCAAAGGCCTGTCTTTTGATGGGGTAAAAGGGTATAGCGTAATTGCCCAGGCTAAAAATTCAATCGGTCTTGGAATGGCTGTAGAGGAATTTGGATCAACCTTTTTCGGTCAGGGTGGCAAACCTGCTGGGGTCATCTCGGTACCAGGGAAACTAAATTCAGAAGCAATTCAGAACATGCGTAAATCATGGGAAGATATGCATGCGACTGTTAAGAATGCACATCGAGTAGCCATACTTCAGAATGGTGTAACCTATCAAACAATCGGAACCCCACCCGATGATGCCCAGTGGATAGCTAGTAGATCTTTCCAACTTCAAGAAGTGGCACGATGGTTCAAGATTCCAGCCAGCAAAATAGGAGCAGGTGCAGGAACTTACAGCAGTCTAGAGCAGGATAACCTAGCATTCCTTCAGGAAACTTTGCGCCCTTGGTTGATTAGGTGGGAACAGGAAATCAACTTTAAGTTGATTAGCTCTCTAGATCAGCTTTATGCAGAACATAATCAAGATGCATTGCTAAGGGGTGACACTGCAGGCAGATCATCTTTCTATGCTCAGGCTTTAAACTGGGGATGGCTTAGCCGTAATGATGTCCGAGCATTGGAAAACCTGCCAAGCATATCAGGACTTGATGGGTATATGATCCCAAAAAACATGGATCCCGCATTTGGTCCTGGACAATCTCAGGTGGCAGTGGATGCTGCAGCCCTGACTGGACAACTGCCAACAAGCCCACAAGACCCCACAGCATTAGCACCAGCAGCACCACCCACCGCAGATGTAGCAGCAACAGCTTTGAATGGCGCACAGATCACCAGTCTGGTTGACCTAGTGGCCAAGGTTGGTGAAGGTCTTATCCCGATGGAATCAGCCAAGGCAATTGCCCTAGCATCTTTCCCATTTCTGGATCAGACTATTTTGAATTCCATATTCTCAGGTTTAAAAATTAATCCACCCACACCCGATCCAACCCCAGCACCTGCACCCCAACAAAATACCTTTGGCTTTGCCAAACTGTTGGAAGCTGCTAGGAAACAGATCAGAAAGATTGAAGCCAATCATCTTGGCCGGATTTCTAATAAGCCTGGGGAATTTATTCCAGCCTTAGAAAAGTTTCTGGAAGCACATCAAGAGAGGGTGCAAATCATCCTTGAACCTGTCATGGAATTCCTTCAGCCTGAATCGGGTGGTGGTGTCCGAGCTGCTGCAGATCACTGTGAAGCATTGAAGGCTGAATGGTTAGACTTAGCTGGATCAGCCACACCTAGAAATCTAAAACTTTTGGCCGATGAGAAACTTAAGAACTGGATCGATACCAAAGCTAACTGGGAGAAAGTCACATGGTTAAACTAGAAACACGATTCACCACAGAATTTAGGGTAGAGCAAGATGGAAAAAAGCTAGTAGGTTATGCTGCAAAGTTTAGTCCTAATAGGTCTCAGGATTTGGGTGGATTCCTTGAACAGATTGACCCTAAAGCTTTCACCCGATCACTGGCACAGGGTGCAGATGTTCGCGCACTTATTAACCATGATCAGAACTTAATCCTAGGTAGGTCCACCAGTGGCACTCTTAATCTTTCTGTGGATTCTGAAGGGTTACTAGTCGAGATCACCCCACCGGACACCAGCTATGCAAGGGATCTAATGGTCTCGATGAGCAGAGGAGATGTTACCCAGATGTCATTTGCATTCATCACCAAGAAGGATGCATGGGATAAAGAGGGTGAGAAGAACATCCGAACCCTGCTCGATGTCGATCTGCATGATGTCAGCGCAGTAACCTATCCAGCCTATTTAAATACTGAAATAGGGCTGAGAAGCCTGTCAAGTTTCTTAGCAGAAAAACAGGAGCAGGAATCAGAGATTCAAAGAAGAATAAATTTGGTTAGCCTGTTAAAAGTAAAATAATCTTGGTATCCCAAAAGTGATCTGATAGCATGGTTTCATTACTCTTTCATGAGGATGGAACCATGATTTTTAAAGACCGTTGGGCTATGCAAAGATGGGCAGTTGAAAAGGTTGGGACCGGATGGTCTCCAGGTGCCAAGGGCACTGATGCAGCAGATATCATTCATGAAATGCCAAATCGCCCACCTTATAAAACGGATTGGACAGAATTCATTTCTACACTTCCAGATGATTTGGAAAACATGGTGGATCAGCATTTCCACCAATTAAAGCCCAAAAAAGATTTTATCGCAGTAGTCGAACTGGAAGATAAAAAAACTAGGGTTCTTGGCATCATGTCCGAACGAGATAAGAATGATTGCTTTAGGCAGATCTATCATTTCTTCCCTGAGCTTGTGACATCACAGGCAAAGATAGTAATGAAAACCAAATCAGAATTAAAAGTATCAGAAAAAAAACAATTAGAAAATCTTCCTAGATTATCTTAATAACACCATTTAATCCTCTAGCCCCTAGCTAATCCTAGGGGCTTTTTTTATTGTAGTCACGCTACAACATGAAACCTCAACCCATCCATATCTCAGGCTGGGTGCAACATAGATTTGATAACGAAATCTGTTTCGTGATCAAATGGCAAAAGCCTTAGTTTCTAGCCATTCAGCATGCGGTGTTTCCCATCATTCCATACGATTTGACACATCCCCAACCCATGTGAAAATGGGGTTAGCCCTGCAGTATTTACGCATGGTGGCCACCGGAGCATTCCGGCATGGTGCCACTGCGTTGAGCGGGCACCTTGAAGAATTCTTTTCAAGGAAAAATACCTATGAGTATTAGTGAAATCAAAGCCTTACAGGCAGATCGCAGCGAGAAAGTTAACTCCATGGAAGCCATGGCAGTTCGAGCATTGACCCCAGAAGAGCAAACCAGCTTTGATAATCTTGCAGCATCTGTTGCTGATATTGATATCAGACTTGCAGTCCTAGAAGACAATGCTGCTGGTAGTGCATCGATTCAACAAAATTCAGAAAAGCTGGAAGCTGTCAAACGCAGTGTAAGAAAATCTGCACCTATCGCAGCTCCAAACTTTGTTGCTGATCTGTCTGATAAAAAATCCAAGCGCACCAAAGCCAATGCTGTTCGTGGTTGGTTCCTGAGAGGCACCAGGGGTTTCAGGTCTGAATTTGCTGCTGCAGCAAATGAAATTGGCCTAGACCTTAATTCCAACGAACTCAACCTTGAAGCTCGTGCGCAAGGTGTTGGTTCTACTGGCATCGGTGGTGCCTTGGTTAATGATGAATTCTACGGCACTTTGACCCAAGCTATGCGCGATTATAATGCTGTGCGCCAAGTGGCAACTGTAATCAGCACCAGCAATGGTTCAAACATTCAGATGCCATGCCTTGATGATACTTCCAATGCTGGAACCCTGATTGCTGAAAATGGTTCTATCAGTGAAGTAGCTTTGACTTTCACCAATAAAACCATGGCGGCTTATAAGTTTTCATCGGGTCAGGTTCTGACCAGCTATGAACTTATGCAAGATGCCTTGATTGATGTTGAATCCCTTGTTGCTGAACAAGCTGGCATTAGAATTGGCAGAATTCAGGAAACATTGTTTACCACTGGTACTGGATCATCCCAGCCCCAAGGTATTGTGGTTGGTAGTGCTGCTGGTAAAACAGCTAGCGCAACTAATGCGATCACTATCGATGACATCATTGATTTGGTGTTCTCAGTAGATGAGGCATATAAGACCACTGGCAATGTTGGTTTCATGTGTCACCCTTCTATTTTGGCAGCTATTGCTAAATTGAAAGACACTAGCGGCACTCCTGTATTTTCCCAGAACTATTCTGGTGCAGAAGCTAGGGTGCCAACCATCATGGGTTATCCTGTGACCCTCAACAGCAACATGGCATCCAGCCTATCTGCTGCTGGCAAAGTCCTGTTGTTTGGTGATTTCTCCAAATACTTTGTGCGTGATGTTGCAGGCGATGGCGGTATCACCATTGTGCGACAATCTGAAACCTATGCAACTTCTGGCCAAATCGGCTGGGTAGCTATTGCAAGGTCCAGTGGATTGTTGCTCACAGCTAATGCAACCACTTATAACCCTGTTAAACACCTAATCATGGCGGCTTCCTAATGCTAGTAACTATTTTAAAAAACCTGTCTGGATTGGGAAAATCATTCCAAGACAGACAGGTAGTTGATCTCCCAGATGATGTGGCTGTTGAATGGTGCAGGATTGGTTATGCCAGTCCTGCAAAACCAGCAGCAACTGAAAAGGCTAGTTCAAAAGTCATACCTGAGGTAAGAAAAAATGGAAATCAAGGGTCGAACGCAGGTAGTGACACAACCGACAACCGAACCTCTGACACTGTCAGAACTAAAAAACCATCTAAGGATTGATGGTAGTTTTGATGATGCTTTGCTTAATAGCTGCATCACCAGTGCAAGGATGTACTTTGAATCGCAGTGCGAGATATCCATAGCCAGTCAGACACTTCTGCTGGCTTTGGATTATTTCGATGACATCATTTATCTTCCTAAAGGCCCAGTCCAATCGGTACAAGATATTAGTTACGCAGACTCAAAAAACATTGCTCAGGACATGGATGATTGGATTGAAGATTTAGTTTCTAACCCTGCTAGGATCACCCCTGCCTTTGGGGATTCATGGCCAGCCACTGCAGATGTGGTTAATGCTGTGGAGGTCAGTTACACCACTGGCTATGCCAATGCAAACCTAGTGCCTAAATTGCTGAAATCAGGAATGTTATTCTATGCTGCACATCTTTATGAAAACCGATCAGCGGTCACAGATGGTGACCTTAAAGAAGTTCCTATGGCTGTGGAATCGATCATCCAACAGTACACCACAGGGATCTACCACTAATGCGCCCAGGACTATTACAGTATAGGGTGGAGATTCAAACACCGACATCCACAAGGGATGCCATGGGTCAACCTGTGATGAGTTGGACCACCTCCCAAACAAGGTGGGCAGGAATAATCCCACTGACTTCCAGAGAAGGTTTTTACGCTAAATCGGTTAGACCAGAACTATCCCACCGGATCACCCTGAGATGGTTTACTGGTTTGGAGCATGGCCACCGAATCAAAATGGATGCAAGAATCTTTAATATTGCCAGCATCATTAATGTCGATGAGGGTGACCACACTTTGCAGGTTGACTGCGTGGAGCTGGTGAACTAATGAGTAAACTAGATAGAAGCCAGTTGATCAAAAAAGGCAAGGTTTCCATTGAAGGATTGGATGCCTTATTGCAGACTTTTAAAGATTTAACGGGTGGCAAGTCTGATACCAAGCTTGTTTCAGCAATGCGCTATGCCCTGCAGCCCTTGCAGAAACAAGTGAAGGCGAATGCACCAAGGCAAAGAAGCAACAAGAATAAATCAGGTAGGACCGGACTATTAAGAAAATCAATTGCAATGAAGGCAAAAAAGTTTGGCAGGGGAAGTAAAAAGAAAATATTAGGCCTGGTAGGTCCAAAGTTTAGTACATCCATCACATTAAAGAATGGTCTTAAAATTGAACCTTTTCGTTATGCACACCTAGTAGAAAAAGGAACAGTGCCCCACACAGTTTCGCCAAGACGCAAAGAAAAACAGAAAAGATTTGTGGGTCCGATTATGCCTGGGAGATTTAAAAGCTGGCAACATCCTGGTGCAACCAAAGAACCATTCATGAAGCCCGCACTGGAAGCGGTGGGATCTCAAATCTTTAATCGGTTTGCCGAGAAGATGAAAGAAATTATCTCTAAAATAGGGGTAAAGAAATGATTGAAGCAGATTTTTATTCCTACCTCACAAGCCAAACAAGCATCACCACACTGCTGGGAACTAGGATCTACCCAGATGCCAGCCCACAGAATGCAACGCTACCACTTCTGGTGTATGAAAAAACATCTGTGGATAGGCAATTAACTTTGCGTGGGGCAACAGGTGTCTGCACTGCCAGAATCACTTGTGATATTTTTGCTGCAAGCCGTACGGTTTGCGAATCGATAGTTGAATCCATTAGACTCAGGGTAGATGGTTTTCGTGGGAACTGGAACACCACTTACATCCATCAGTCCAGATTGGATTCGCAGGATGTGGGGTGGGATCTGGAATCTGCAAAAGATACTGGGATCCACCGAGCAACGATTGATGTAGTGGTAAGTTTCACAGAACCAATAACCGATTTTTTTGGAGGCTAGAATTATGTCAGTAGCATCAACTTATGGAGTTACCCTCACCGCAGGCACTGCTATTGGAGAAGTGATTTCCATCACTCCACCCCAAAGCAAAACTTCAGCCATTCAAACCAGCAACCTTTCCACCACTGGTCAAACCCATACCTTTATCGCAGGATGGGAAGATCCAGGGGAAATGAGCTTTGAAGTTAACCTGACTGCAGCAAATTATGCAGCCATGAATGCGCTTGCAAATGCTAGCCCTGTGGTAGAAACCACATTCACAATTACCATTCCTGCCCCTATCACCTTGGCGATTGCAGTCAAAGGTTTCATCACCTCTAGGGGTATTAGCACCATTGCAGTGGGTGATGACCTGATTAAGGCATCTTTCACAATTAAAGTCTCAGGCGCATGTTATATATAATTTAGGAGTTTTTTAATATGGCTTTATCTCGATCACAGATCCTTTCGAAAAAAGACAACCTGCCTAGGCAGGAAGTTTTAGTTCCAGAATGGGAAGGATCTGTATGGGTCAGAAGTCTGACAGTAGGTGAACGAGATTCAATAGATAACGAATTCAACGCAGCACGAGTCAAGAATAAAACCCCTGACAACCTTAGAGCAAGGATGCTTATTAAAGGGTGCTGCGATGAAAAGGGAAAAGCATTATTTACAGAAGCGGATATCGCTGAAGTAAATGTGTTACCTGCCACCATCCTTGAAAAAATCTTTGATGCGATTCTTAAAATAAATCGTATTGGAGCAGGGGCAGTAGAGGATGCGGAAAAAAACTAAGGGAAAGCCCGAGTAGATTATTTCTATTCAGGCTGGCTGGACATCTTAAAAAGATGGTGTCCGAGATCGAGCAGGATATGAGCCATTC